ATTGTAATGGATCATATTATCTACTAATGTTTTAGATAAAAAATTTCTATCTAAATTATAACTACAAGAATTAACTCGATGATGAAATAATTGATGTTTTGGTTCTACTAGTTCTCTTATCATGATTCCTCCTTATCATAAAACCAATAATGCTTCATAAAACTTTTTACTCCTGGTTCTTCTAATGCATTTCTTAAACCACTATCTCTTTTATCCCAATTTCTTGCTGCTGCCTTTATTGATGGGAATGTTATAGTTCTTTCACCAGTTTCTTTATGAATACCATAAACTTTTTTAGACCATGTAGTTTTATCAAGTTTCTCCCATTTATATCCATATGCAACCCAACCCTCTTTTAGTGCTCTAGAAATATTACCAGTTTTACCTCCAACTCCTATAGCTGCCTCGGTTATTGAATCAAATATTAATACTTGATTTTCAAATGATATTGGTTCATATCCATACACGAAGTGATGCTTTAGATCTGGAATTGCTTTTACTTTTCTTTTTGAATGTGATGAATTATCATACTTTCCATTCATAAAACCCCATCGTTCTCCTCTATCAAATTTTGCTTTTAGAGAATCACTCATACTTTTTTCCCATTTTTTTCCTCTAGGAACTTCTTTCATTGACTCTGATATTCTATCCTTAACTTCTTGAATAACTTCTCCACCATCACCACCACGAGTACAGTTATAATGTTGATGATCATTAAAAGTATCAAAAAAATCTATCCAATATATTTCCCTGTCATCCAATACCGTAGAATTACATGTTTGAAGAACTTTGACTTTAAAATTTTCAATTCCATACTTATTAAAAGCACGATAAAGTGGTCTTTTATTAAATTTCTTAGACTCTACTATATGTAATTTAAATCTATTCTTATAACCTATTAAGGTTTTACCAACATATTTGTGACCATTAATTTTATTTTCTATTAGATAAACTTCACCTTTTCTCATGATTAAAATCCTGATTGAAACTTTTGCCATTCAATGGCATTTTTGATTTGATATGTGCGACCTGAGATATTACGAATGATCTCTTCAAGAAATTTAAGTGTGACATCATAATATCTTATCTTCATATCTGCTGTGCTTAACTTCTCATCTGCTTCCATATGCCTCTGTATTGCGTCTTTCTCTCTAACCTTATACGGAAATGGATCTTCTGCATATACCTCTGCAGTTGCTTTTCCTGTATAATAATTATATCTTTCTAGACGAATACGATTATATGAGTCTCTTGCCTTCTCTCTTAACAAAGAAATGGTATTATAAACTGTATAATACTTGGAGTGAAGTTGAGGTATTTTTAATGATTCATTATGTAGATTATCAGGATCAATGGTCGCATCACGCTCCCACATCTCTTGAATTTTTTCAAGATTCATAGACGATTAAATCCATCCTTATCAAATATATTATATACAGTATAACGCATAACTACCTCTGCTGTAAAGTAGTTGATGTCTGTCTCTGTAGCATCAAATTCTAATGAAGTAAGTCCAACTGGAAATAAATCTTGAAATTTAACTATGGCAACATTTTGAAAATTACTATTTAAAATATGCAAACTACCATCACTAAAGACTTCTTTTTCATCTTTAATGCCATCAGAGTCAGTAGTTTGATCTTTAAATTGTTGAGGTGTCTCAGGAAAACCTACACCTTTTAACCAGTTATGCACTGCCATATAGTTTTCCATATTTTCATCAACAAGAAATCTTATTGATAGATCTCCATATGTAAGTTTTTCACCAGGTATATCAATATCTTTTAGATATGATGGTTGAACAGCAGTTCCAAGTGATAACTCTGGTATTCTAGCAGAGTTTGAGAAAAAGTCAACCTTTGGATATTTTGCCAAAGTAAATTTAAATCCTACAGGTGATAGAAAGTTGCGGTTTGATATTTGTTTTCCAAATGCCGAACTAGTCATTATTCACCGCCTCCTCCGTTGCCACCACCATTACCGCCACCATTACCATTAGAGTGACCATTGGTGCTGCCACCATTACCATTACCGTTTCCATTACCATTCTTTCCATTCTTGTTTTCTTCTGGATCAGATTTTAGATATCCACCATATCCAATTCTATATCCAGTAGGGATTTTTTTGCACTTCTTATCAGTATGGCAATAATATTTCCCTTCTGGACATTTTTTTGCTTCCGTTAGTTGATTAAACTCTTTAAAAGTTCTTTTTGTTAATGTGCTTTTATTCATTACTTTTATAAATTCGTTAGATGCGTCAACCATATTATCTATATCTTCAAGAGATAATTTTTTAACAGGAAATATATTAGACCACCTATAACTTAAATCCATAGGTGATTGATAAGCATTAGTCACCATATAGTTCCATAGAGTTTTATCAAACCCTGCTACTGGTGATGATGAAGAACCACTAAAACCAGTATTACCTGTTCCTGATGGATCTGTATTTATTGTGGGAGTTTCTTTTAGAAACTGACCAAACTTCTTCACTCTTCTATGATTAAATTAAACCATTCTTCACTCATGCCTTTGATTATATCATCAGCAGATTCCTTATTTGGTGCATATCCTTCACGGATTAAATGCTCGGAAACCTTATTATAATTTTGATGAGCTTTTTGTGTCTGTTTTGGACTTGGTTTCATCGTAATTCTAGCTTTATTTGTATTTAGACAAAAAAAGAGACCCATAAGGGTCTCTAGAAAAATATGTAAAATATGAATTACATAAGGTTTGCAACTTTAACTCTTCTGTAGTATACGTTGCTGTTACGTGAAAGAACACCAGGAGTGGTTGTTGTTGCACCTTTAGCAAATGGGTTTGCAACAATTCCGTAACGAGTCTTAAATCCAATTTTTGGTTGGAAACTATCTGGACCGACACTTCTTACCATCTGTAATGGAACGTATGGGCAGTAGAATATACCTGCGTCATAAGGTGAAGTACCTTTATAACCTGCAACATAGTACTGATTAGCCTGTACGTTAGCAGCATATGGGTCAATGTAGACTTTGAACTTACCTGCAAGAACACCAGCAAATGTATTACCTGTGTCATCTACATTTAAGTTTGCATTAAGTGCTGGAGTGTAATCAAGTACACCTGCCATTGTTAATGCTGAAGCAACGTCAGCAGAACAAAGGATCATGTTGCCCTTTCCTCTACGAGTTCTTTGTGCGATTGCGTTCGCATCTCTTTCGATCTGGAAGATCAAACCTTTGAACTTCTCAACAGACCATCTTCCGTTTGAGTCAACGTCTAAATCGAAAGTTCCACTTGTTGCTGTATTAACAGCAGCACCTGGTTCTGCTACGTTATAGATTGTTCTAATAACTTCTCTGTTGATCTCAGCAAGAATTTCAGTTGATAGAATGTTTGCTAACTCAGCCTCTGCATTCAATCCGTGGATTGCCTTAAGGTCTTGAGCTAATTCTAAACTGTACTCTGCTTTTAGTGCTCTGGACTTCGCAGTAACAGTAACTTTCTCGATTGAGAATGCCATCTGTTGGAATGCAGCTGCACCTGTACCATCAAGTGCTTCTGAATCAGAAGTCTTCATTCCTTGACCTACGGTGTAGATGTCGGACTGTGTTGATGTGCCTGTAGCAGATGGATCAAGTAAACTTGGGTTTGAACCTGTTTGTCCAGTTGTACCCAAACCAACCTGTGCATCAACCATGCCACCAGTTAGACTTCTTCCTTTATTCTGACCAGAGAATGCAGAATCTACCTCGTTGTAGAAGGTCTCATCTCCTGTTGGACCATCAATACGAGATCTCATTGCGAAAATAAGTCCTGTTGGACCATTCATTGGTTGTACACCAGCAAGATCATAAGCAACTAAATTCGGCATTGCACGACGAATTAGACTTATAAGTACAGGATCGAAACCTGCGACTGGTGATGCTGCAGAACCACTGAAACCAGCATTACCTGTTCCTGATGGATCTGTATTTACTGTAGGTTGTTCTGTTAGGAACTCCCTCTCTTCTCTTAATGCTTTTTCTTGGTTTTCCAAGAGAACTGCTGTAACCATCTTACGATGAGGATCAGAAATTTTTTCTTGTCCTTCTGCGTTTAGTAGTGGTGCCCATTTCTCTTGTAAAGCCTCTGTATTAATTGGGGCTTGCATTGAAATTTTTTCCTTTTTTAAAGTTTAGTTTGAATTTATGATATAAAAATCATTTTTTAGAAACTCTAGTGAGAGTCTTAAGATATGCTTCCATAGATGGACTATGATTTACAGTCTCAACTGGGGAACCTGCTTCTTCTGTTAGATTCTCTGTCTGGTTTCTTTGAGCTACTTTTGTTGGGAAATAAGATTCCTTCAACGTTTCTAGCTTCTCACGGTATGCTGTTTCACTTTCAAACTCAACATTTTCTACTAAACCAGCCAACTTGTCCTTTTGTGTTTGGGCAAGTCCATCAGTTACTTCTGCAAATACTACATCGGATACCGATTCGGCTAATCTCTTATTAAGAGCAACATTTTTTTCAATTTGCTCGTTGAGTTTACCTTCCATTTCATCAAGTTTATCTACCATGCTCTCGATGACATCGTATTTTTCTTCAGGGATTGTTACATAATGTTCTTCAAATAGA